TCACCACCGACACCCCCGGCCTCTTGCCAGTACCAGTCCTCGGCCCAGTCTTCCAAGACCTCAACTTCATCCGTCCAGTTGTTAACGCAATCGGCGCACGCGCAATGCCAAACGGCGGAGCATCAAAGACGTTTATCCGTCCAACGATCACCACGCACACAAGCGTTGCTGCACAATCAAGCGAACTTGCCGCAGCATCCGCGACCACAATGGTCATTGCGTCAAACTCGGTCAGCAAAACAACTTTGGCGGGACAAGTCACCCTTTCAATTCAGGATGTTGACTTTACCGATCCAGCATCTTTGCAGATTATTCTGAACGACTTGCTCGGCGAATACTTGATCGCATCTGACAACGTTGCAGCAGACGCAATCGTTGCAGGAGCAACAGCATCTGGCGCAACATGGACAGTTACAGCAAACGATCCATCATCGTTGATCTCGGCTATTTACACCGCCGCCTACAACATGCTTCTTGACACAAACTTCCTGCCAGATCACATCTTTGTATCGCCGGGAGTATGGCAAGCATTGGGCGCACAGTTGGACGCAGACAAGCGACCAGTATTCCCATACGTTGGAGTATCTGGCTTGATGGGTGTAAACGCAATGGGCGCAGCAAACGTGACCGTGGCAAACACCTTCAACCCATTTGGCTTGAACCTTGTTGCAGACCGCAACTTTGCAGCCGGCACAATGGTTGTAGCACGCGCACAAGCGATCGAGTTCTACGAACAGATTCGCGGCTTAATGTCCGTAGAGTTGCCATCCACTTTGGGTCGTAACTTCTCGTACGCAGGGTACGTATCTACCTTCATCGCAGACGCAACACAAGTCCAAAAAATCGCGTTGGCCTAGTCAGAAGCGGAGCATCCGCTCATGGCTACCTACAGCGTCACCAACAAGTACCTCATAGACGACTTCGCCGTCCTTCAACTTCTCACCCCGACGGAGTTGGAGGTCGGCCAGTCAATAACGGTCGCAGGAGTAGACGCCACATTTAACGGAACCTACACCGTCCGCGCTCTTCCGCAATATCTGTTTGAGGGCGTAGACACCGAAGGCGATCTTCTTTACGACGTCAACATCCCAATTGCCAATCAAGTCCTTTACGCAAAAACGGCCGCCGATGTTGAGCGAACCGCCGCGTCTGGAACGCTGACATCAACTCCAACTTGCACATGGATCACGGCCACCGACATTGAAGACTGGTTGGGCATCGGTACGGCCACCGCAGCCGACGCCACATTCCTCACCATTTGCGCCTCTAGTTCTTCGCAGTTCTGCTGGCGCCGACGCATGGAAGCCGGCTATGTCGACTCCCTTACAACCGTCCCATCGCAAGACGTCAAACTTGGAACGATCATGTACGGCGGCGCGCTCTACCGTCAACGCGGATCTATGGATTCATTTGCATCCTTCCAGTCCATGGGAACCGCACCCGTCATGGGCCTCAACGGAATGATCCGCCAATTGTTAGGCATTGACCGACCGCAGGTTGCCTAATGCCAGTCCCTACCTACACCGATCTATTCAATGAGGGCTACGACGACCTAGTTGCCAAACTTCAGACCGTCCCTTCTCTCCAAGTTGTAAACGATCCGCGCAACATCGTTCCGCCGTGCGTGTTCGTAAACATTGACTCGATTGACGGCTACAACTACAACATCGCCAAACTCACCTTTACACTCCAGATCGTGACCCTAGGCCCCGGCAACCTAGACGCCCAAAAGTCGCTGCTCAATATGCTCGCTCAGGTATACGCGCTCAACATTGGCGTCATCTCAGGCCGCCCTACAAACGTCGACATCGGCGGATCCGTCCTGCCGGCATACGAACTTACTGTCGCAACCGAAGTCCAAACGGCGTAATCCACACCTAGCGCCCGAATCTATGTCAAACTAAAACCACAACTCAAGGAGCAATCATGGCAACCTCAACTATCCTCTCAAATCCAGTCGTTACCGTCGGAGCCACGGCGCTCACCGGATGGTGCACAAGCGCCACTTTGACCCGTACCGTGACTGCGCTAAACGACACCGTTTTTGGCGATACAGCAAACACTTTCACGGCTGGCCTCGAAGACAACGAATGCACGCTTACTCTTTTTCTTTCATACGCAGCCAACGCCACTTACGCAACACTTGCACCATTAGTCGGCACCAAAACAACCGTCATCGTCAAGCCAACTAACGCAGTTGACTCGGCAACGAACCCTGGCTTCACGTTAACGAACTGCTACCTAGAATCGTTGCCAGTCATCTCAGCCTCTCTCGGCGAACTGCAATCGATTGATATCACCCTGATGGGTGGCGTTTACTCAGCCGATACAACAAACCCATAATCACGGCCGTCCTCGGCCCGACACAAGGAGAACCATGAAGATCAAACTCAGCCTTACGCGCGGAGAAGTCAAAGAACAACTATCGACAAACCTCTTCGTCATTGCCGAATGGGAACGCCTAGAAAATCGCCGAGTATCGGACGGACGCGGAATCGGTGCATCCGATCTAGCGTGTTGGGTACACACGTTGCTCGTTATCAAGGGCGAGAAACTTCCAGCGACTTGGCGCGAATGGTTGAAAGAAAACCCAGACGTCGAGATCGCAGCGGAGGACGCAACCGATCCAAACCCTACGGACGCGGCTACCGCCGGCAATTAGCCGAACTGGTAGTCGCGACGGGATGGGCTCCGACGTTCTATGCGGATTCATTTGACGCGCGCGACCTTCAAACAATCATTAGAGTCCTTAATGACCAAAGCAAAAAAGGACGCAAATGAGAGACTCAGCCGGCGGCATTGAAGCACGGATAGAAGTGTTCGGCCTTGGTCAAGCGCTCAAGGATCTTAACAAAATCGACAAAGTCCTTCGTCGTGACATCACCAAGGACTACAAGCGCGTGACCGCAGGGCTCGTCTCGGACATCCAATCGGCCATCCCATTGAACTATCCGCTCTCAGGCTGGCAGCGCCAATGGAATCTCCGTGGCCAATATCAAGTCTTCCCATGGCCGACCGATCATTCCGTAAAGGCATACATCAACACCAAAGCGCCCAAAGAAGTATTCGGTGGCAAAGTAAACCTCTCGACCTTCGCCGTTAAATGGCTTGGAGCCGCAGCCGCGTTTTTCGACTTTTCCAAAAGTAATCAAATGGGCGCCGCACTAACAGCCAAGTACGGCGATCCGTCGCGAGTAGTGTGGAAACAGTACGAAGCAAACAAGAGCGATCTTGAGACGGAAATGGCGCGGATCGTAGACCGCGTTGGCGAAGCCTTGAGTCGCGATCTAAGCGCAAGGTAAACCCATGGCCGTCATCCTTCCAATCATCAGCGAATACGATCCCAAGGGCGCCAAAAAAGCGATCGCCCAATTTAAGCAACTAGAAACCTTTGGCGAAAAGGCAAACTTCGCAATTAAGAAGGCAGCACTCCCAGCGGCCGCCGCCGTTGCCGGCTTAGGCGTAGCCCTCGTTGGAGCAACTCAAGCCGCCATGGAGGACGCAGCCGAGCAAGCGAACCTTGCGCTCGTTATGCAGAACGTCACGGGAGCAACCGACGCACAAGTCGCCGCTCAAGAGAAGGTCATCGCCGCAATGTCGAGGGCGTCCGGCACGGCAGACTCAGAACTTCGCCCAGCCTTCCAAGCGCTTCTCGTAGGCACTAAAGACATCACTACAGCCAACACCGCTCTCGCGCTCGCTCAGGACATCGCACAAGGCTCTGGTAAGGATCTAGCAACCGTTTCCGATGCACTTGCCAAAGCCTACGGAGGCAACTTCAAAGCCTTAGGCCAACTATCCCCAGAGATTAAAGCCATGATCAAAGACGGCGCCACGCTCGACGACGTGATGAATGTCCTTGGCGGAACCTTTGGAGGAGCCACGGCCGCAGCCGCAGAAACCGCCGCAGGCCGCATGAAGATCCTTAAAAACTCGCTTGACGAAACCAAAGAATCCGTCGGCGCCGCACTACTTCCAGCCTTTGAAGCCGTCCTCCCAGTCGTCCAAAAGTTTGCAGATTGGGCGCAAGAAAACCCCGGAGTCTTCTTAGCCATTGCCGGCACAATCGGTGCTATTGCCGTTTCAATCATGGCCGTTAACTTTGCTATGGCGCTCAACCCGTTCTCCGCTATTGCAGCCGGCATCGCCGTCATGGTTGTAGCGCTTGTGGCCGCCTACAAAAAGTTTGAATGGTTTCGCAATGGCATTAACGGAGTCATCAACTTTATTATTGGCGCATTTGAAAACATGGCGAACATGTGGATCAAAGCAATCAACGTGCTAATTAAGGCATACAACGCCATCCCGTTTGTAGACAACGTAGGGACATTAAATGAGATATCCCTTGGCCGTATC